GGTTGTTGATGAAGCCAGCGGTGTGCCTGAGAAGGTGTTTGAGGCTGCTGCTGGATCAATGTCGGGCCACAACGCGACCACGATACTTTTGTCCAACCCGACCAGATCCAGCGGAACGTTTTACGAAAGCCAGACGAAGATGGCATCTAGCTGGTGGACGCGTCGATGGTCATGCGTAGATAGCCCGCTTGTGTCTGAGGAGTTTGTTGACGAGATGCGTGTGAGATATGGCGAACAATCTAACGCGTTTCTTATAAGGGTCATGGGCGATTTTCCTCTTGCCGACGATGATACGATTGTGCCGTATCATTTAGTGGAGAGCGCCATGAAGCGTGATATTGAGCTTGCGCCAAACGCGAAGACTGTGTGGGCCATAGATCCGGCAAGATTTGGTAGCGACAGGACGGCGTTTTGTAAGCGTGAGTCTAATGTTATAACGGAAGTTAAGTCGTGGCAGGGTTTGGATTTGATGCAGACCGTGGGCAGGGTAATGGCTGAGTATGAGGCGTTGCCGCCCAGCCAGCAGCCTGATGAGATACTTGTGGATAGCATTGGTGTTGGCGCTGGTGTGGTGGATAGATTGCGTGAGCTAGGCGCGCCTGTTCGTGGCGTAAATGTTGCCGAGGCTCCCAGCATGGGCGAGACGTATAATAATTTGCGTACTGAGCTGTGGTTTAAGACAAAGGCGTGGCTGGAGGATCGTTCGTGTAAGCTGCCGGAAGATGATGACTTGCGGGCTGATCTAACTGCCATACGGTATAGCTTTACCTCGTCCGGCAAGATGCAAGCCGAAAGCAAAGATAGCATGCGCAAGCGTGGCTTGCGTTCGCCGGATTTAGCTGATGCTGTTTGTTTGACTATGGCGTCAGAAGCGGCGACTGCGTTGTCCGGCCCGATGCTGTCTTGGCGTGGCGCAATACGCAGGAATTTGCGCGGTATAGCCTAATCTTGCTCAATATGTTACGCTGCGCGTAATTTGTGGAGATTATGATGCCTAAAGTTGGATCGAAGCACTACGCATATACGCCTAAAGGTATGGCGAAAGCCAAGGCCGCTGCCAAGAAGTCTGGTAAGAAGGTGTCATACGCGAAGAAAAAGAAGTGATGTGGACGGCGCTGCTTTTGCTTTGCAGCGTCGAGGGTAACTGCTTTTCGTTTGGCAGCCCTGTGATGCAGAGCGAGAGCCAGTGCATACAATCCATACCGAGCGGGCTGAAATACGCGCGGCAGATGTTTCCTGCATATCGCGCAACAGATTATCAATGCGTCCAGTGGGGCGAAGGAGCTTAGATGGCAAAGGGTTTATACGCTAATATCCACGCAAAACGTAAGCGCATTGCTGCCGGATCTGGCGAGAAGATGCGCAAGGTAGGCAGCAAGGGCGCGCCTACTGCGAAGGCATTTAGGAAATCAGCTAAGACAGCAAAGAAGAAGTAGCATGGCAGATAAATTTTTAGATTTTATTGATATGATCGACGGCGGTGGATACGGCGAAGGCAAGATGGGCGATAAGTTTGAGGGCGGCGGTATATTTTCTATGCTGGCCAATGCTCTTGCAACGCCATATGGGTCAGAGGATAAGGATCGTATGCGCCGCGTGCGTCAGATGCGTGGTTTGCTTGCGCCGGATGAAAGCATTGCGCCAAGCGCTGCCCCACGACCAACAGTGACACGCGGTGGTGGCGCTGGTCAGGCGCAGGTTAGACCGCAAGCGCGCCCTGCGCCAAGCATGGCGTTTGGCAGCACGCCTGTTGGTGGTGGCATGCCCGCCGCACCAAGCATGACTTTTGGTAATATCCCTGTTGGCGGTGGTATGCCAGCTGCTCCTGCGCAGAATATGGTTAGACCAGAAATAGCTGCAGGCGGTATGCCGCAAGCAGCACGCGCAGCATTGCAGGGGCCAAGCCCACAAGCTGGCATGCCGACCGTGATGACGGATGATGATGCGTTTAGAATAATGGTTTCTGAGCTTGGTCAAACCGCTGTTGATAGAATGTCAGGGCAACAGTTTATCCAGACGCTAAATCAAATTAAGTCTCAAGGGCGTGGTATGTAATGCCCCGCACCAAGTCAGAAAAGATCGCAGCAGCCAAGAAGCGCCACGGGTTTACTGCGGTAAATAAACCTAGACGTGGCGGGCCAAAGAAGTTTGAGGTGCTTGCCGTTGAGGGTGACACGGTGAAGAAAATTAACTTTGGCGATCCTAATATGTCTATCAAGAAGGACCAGCCCAAGCGCAAAGCATCATACTGCGCGAGGTCGGGCGGGATTAAAGGTAAGTCAAGCAAACTAAGCGCCAACTATTGGTCGCGCAAAGCATGGGATTGTTAGATGGCAATTACAACATACGCAGAGCTGCAATCCAGCATCGCTGACTTTCTGAACCGCGATGATTTGACCAGCACAATCCCCACGTTTATTTCGCTGGCCGAGGCAAACTTTAATCGCACCGTGCGTCATTGGCGTATGGAGAAGCGCAGCACGGCGATTGTAAGCACGCAATACACCGGCTTGCCTGCTGACTTTTTAGAGCCGCTACGGTTTAGCATTACGAGCGGCACAACGATGCGCCTTGAATTACTTAGCCAAGCGCAGATGCTTGATCGCCGTCAGGACAGCCATAACGTTACGGGCGATCCCAGATATTACGCAATGACAGACGGCTCGATTGAATTGTTGCCGACTCCCGCTGCTGATCGCACGCTGGAGATGGTGTATTATGCCAGCCCAGCATCATTAAGTGATAGTAATACGAGCAACTGGCTTTTGACGTATTACCCAGATGCGTATCTATACGGCGCGTTGGTTCACAGCGCACCATATCTTGCTGATGATAGTCGCATACAAGTTTGGGCTGCATTGCTGCAAAGCGCCATAGATGGTATAAACTCAGACAGCGACAAAGCTACATATGGCGGCACAGGCCATAAAATGAAGATTAGGAGTTACTAATGGCAACCTTGAACGATAGGGTACTAGACAACGGTCTAACGGTTTTGGACACGGAGGCCAACCGCGTTGATATTTGTTCGCAGGAGCCAACATCATATGCGGAAGCGACAAGCACATACACGCTTGGCAACGAAACCAGCATAAGCATATCGGCTCCCGCTGATGCTTCGCCAAACGGGCGCAAGGTTACTCTGGCGGCTGTCAGCGACGCACCTGTGACAGGCACCGGCACGGCTACGCATTATGCCATATCAGATACTGGCAACAGTCGCTTGCTGGCAACTGGCTCGCTGTCGGCATCTCAGGTGGTTACATCTGGCAACACATTCTCATTGACGGCATCTGACATCCGCATGCCAGATCCAGCGTAAGGTATAGACATGGTTGTACTGACAAACAGAGCGAAGGTGGGAACCAGTACAACTGGCACCGGCACGATTACGCTGGGCGCAGCAAAGGATGGCTACCAGACATTTGCCGAGTCTGGTGTGTCAGATGGTGACGTTGTAAGATATGTTATTGATGACGGCGATGAATTTGAAATTGGCACTGGTACATATACGGCAAGCGGCACAACCTTAACTAGAACCGTTACAGAGAGTAGCAATTCAAATTCTGCTATCAGTCTAAGCGGCAATAATAATGTGTCTGTATTTATTGCAGTGACAAAAGATGACTTTATTAACGCTAGTGAAGTTACAAATGTAGCACAGGTTAAAGCCTTCGATAGCAGCGATTATGCTACTGCCGCTCAAGGCACCACTGCTGATAATGCTTTACCAAAAGCTGGCGGTACAATGACGGGCGCAATTACGTTTGCAGCAGGTCAAGCTTTTGATGGGCGGGATGTATCAGCAGATGGCGACAAGCTGGACGGCATTGAGGCAAATGCAGATGTCACTGACACAGCAAATGTTACGGCTGCTGGCGCGCTTATGGATAGCGAGCTTACAAATGAAGCTGCAATAAAAGCTATCAATCAGGGTTTAACAACAACATCAGATGTTACATTTAATGATGTTATTGTTTCTGGTGATCTTACTGTTTCAGGGACAACGACTTCAATAAACACTGAAGAAGTTAATATTGCTGACAATCAGATTTTATTAAACTCAAATTTCACTGGCCCTACGCCAACAGAAAATGGCGGCATTGAGATTGAGCGTGGTAGTCTTTTAGCAAACGCAACCTTAACTTGGGATGAGGCAAATGATCGGTGGACTGTAGGTTCTGCTCCCTTTGTTGCTGGCTCTTTTGTTGGAGATGGTAGTAGTGTAACGAATGTTGCTGCTGCCTCAGTAAGGGTCACTGAAAGCTCTGATGATAATGCTCTTTATAACATATTGTTTAGTGACACTGATGGCTCTGGCAATGTGCAAATGACGCCAACTCAAGACGATGGTGGATTAGTATTTAATCCTTCAACTAATACTTTATTTGTTAGTAATATTGGAGCCGTTCAAAATATACAAACTTCTATTATTGAGAGCGG